CTATGGCTTATCCCGTTTCCATTTGTAACAAGATTTTCCAGTTACATGACCCTATTTTGTTGCCCTAGAGAAAGTTATAGAAAGCGCTGTTACATTGTTACACTTTCCACTAAGCGCGCGACGAGTGCCGCCTTAGTGTCGCTCTGAATCGCTAAGGCGCGACAATCTGCGCCGTTATCCTGAGAGCCTGGGGCGTATTGCGCCAGTCTCAGCGCGCTAGTAGGGTGTCGGTATGGCAACTTACAGAGCCGCGCCGAGCTTCGGCTATCCGCCGCCGCCGCACGCGCTGACCGAAAGCGCCGCGACCGCGCGCCAGGCGCTCAAGCATTACGGCGATACGCTGCGCGCCGGCCGAGCCGCGGCCGTTGAGGCGTACGCCGCGAGCACGCGAGACGCCGCCGAGCGCGGCGAGCGCAGCGCTGCGCCGCAACTGGCACGCGCCGACCTGCCGCCCGCTATTGCTCGCACCTATGCAAAGCTCGAGGCGCATGGCGACGTCGTCGCTCTGGGCATCGTGGGGCGCGTCGTGGTGCTCGCGGCCCAGCGCCGCGACGGCTTGCGCGCACGGGTCTTCTACCGCTGGGCCGGCGATCCCTTGACGGCGCGCGCTGACGGCGCGATCGTCGCCGGCCGCGCTATGACGATGACGGCGGCGCTCGCCGAGCTCGAGGCGACGTCGTGAGCGACGACCGCGACGCCGTAACGCCCGACCCCGATAAGGGTGAGGTGTTGAGTATCTGGGCGACGCTTGCCGCCATGACCGAAATGTCAAAGCTGCGCCAGCCTAAAGAGCCGCCGCCGGGCGTAGAATCGCGCCATGAAGACAACCCGTAAGCCGCGATACGCCGAGCTCACGGCGACGCGCCTACTCGGTGAGCAGCGTTGGGCCTATGAGCGACACCTCGAGCATATGAACTACCGCGACATGCGCCGCCTCGTCATTGAGCCAGTCGATCGCGGCGGGCTCGGCTACGACCTGAGCGAGCACGCGCTGCGCGGCCTCGTCGTCGGCTATGTCGAGTCGGCGCGCGAGACGCTGACCGAAGAGCGCGGGGTCTACATAGCGCGCGAGCTTGCCGACCTTGACCTGCAGCACCGGGCGCTCGCCGCCGTGCTTGCGCGATCTATCGACGCGGCAGAATCGACGAAGGTCGCCGCGGCGCTCGGCTACGACTCGCTGGCGCAGCTACTCAAAGAGGCGCCCGACGCTGCGGTGCCGCTTGACGCCCGCCAGATAACGGCGCTACTTCGCGAGCTTCGGGCCGTCGGCGAGTCGCGCCGCAAGTTGCTAGGGCTCGACGCGCCGCTCGAGGCGCGGGTCGAGGTCACCAGCCGCGACGGCGTCATGGCAGAGCTCGAGGCAATGCTCGCCGGCAACGATGACCTATCAACGAAGCGAAAGGCTAAACGATGACCCCCGAAAGCGACGCGGCCCTCGAGCCGGCAACGTGCCGAGAACTCGGCTATCTCATGGTCAGCGGTAAGCGCGTGGCGACGCTGCGCTGCGGCGGGCTTGCCGGGCATGGCGCGCGACACGTTGCCGCCTTCGAGTGGGAAGACGCAGCGCCAGAGGTTGCCGACGACTGGCCCGAGCGTTACGACCTAGACGAGACCTTTGAGGTAGACGTGCCCATGCTTGACGCCGAGACGCTGGCAGAGATCGCCGAGACGAGCCGCGACGACTTGAGGGCCGCGATTGAGCGCGTGAAGCTGGTCGAGCCGGTCGACCTTGACGACGAAGCGCTCGACGTTTTGGCCGCGATCCTGCGCTCGCGAGACGTTGACCGGATTGTCGAAAGCTTGCGCGGTAGTGGCGCCTAGCGCGCTAGTATATAGGCATGACAAACTCACCGAAGCCGCCGGCGGGGCTGGCTGCTCACGTATGGCAACCGACGCCCAGGGCGCGAACCGTCGAGCAAGAGCGTGCGGCGACCCTTGACTCGGCGGCCTATCTTTGGCTCGCTGACCGTCTCGAAGTTGGCGAGCGGGTTGCGCGGCTGCGCCAGGGCAAGCCCTCGAGCGAGGTGCCGGGCTTTGTGGTCTTTATTCCTGAAGGCGTGCGCGCCGTTGAGGTTTTTTGGCCGAAGGTGGCGACGGCAAGCTACAACGAAGAGACGACGCCCGGGGAGTCGCAGCTTGTCGGCGCTGGCGATCTTGTGCTTGCCGCTGTTGCCGTGCGACTTGTGACCTTTGACGACGGGCGAGGGGCGCGTTTAGCGTGGGCCTACAGTCCGATCAAGAGCTAAAGGCGCGCCGCTTAGTAAGGGCTAGCGCGCGACGACTACGGCGCACCCTCGACGAGCGGGGTGTAAAGGCTTTCTACGTCGCCTTCGCCGAGCGATCCCTTGACGCTGAGCGCCGCGGGCCGGCCGTGGCGAGCGAGTACCGGCGCGGCGTGACTGAGCGCGACCCGTTGCTCTTTGCGCTGGTCTACTTGCGTAAGCACTTGAGCGACGAGTCGGGCGCCGTGACGCTGAGCGAGGTGCATATCGAGTGGGCGGATCGCGCCGCGGCGTGGCGTAAGCGCGCCGTCGACCCGCAAGAGCGCCGCGAGGCGATCGTCGCGCCGCGAAATATGGGCAAGACGACTTGGCACTTCCTGGCGTTGCCGCTGTGGGCGGCGGCGCACGGGCACGTCGGCTTCGCCGCGGCCTTCGCCGACTCGAGCACTCAGGCCGAGACGCACCTCGCGACGTTCAAGAGCGAGCTCGACAACAACGACCTGGTGCGCGCCGACTATCCCGACCTTTGCGCGCCGAAGACGCGAGGCCGCGGCACGGTCGAGGCTGACCGCGTGAGTCTGTACCATGCGCGCAGCGGCTTCGTCTTTGCGGCGTCGGGTATGGACTCGAGCAACCTCGGGCTCAAGGTCGGCGACAAGCGGCCCGACCTTATCGTGCTCGACGATATCGAGCCGCATGAGTCGCGCTACTCGTCGGCGTTGGCGGCGAAGCGCCTCGACACTCTCACGAGCGCGATTCTGCCGCTCAACGTGCGCGCGACGGTGATAGCGGTCGGTACTGTAACTATGGCCGGCTCAATCATGCACCAGCTAGCGGCGGCGGCCGGCGGCTCGGGCAAGGTTGAGCAATGGGTGAAAGACGAGGGCTTCGTCGCGCGCCATTATCTGCCCATCGTGCCGAGCGACGACGGGGCGCCGCGGTCAATCTGGCCGGCTAAGTGGTCGCTTGACTGGCTTCAGTCGATCGCGCATACGCGCAGCTACGCTAAGAATTATCTCAACAACCCGTTAGGCGCTGATGGCGACTATTGGAGTCTCGACGACTTCACGCGCGGCGAGTTGCCGGGCGTTACGCGCCGCGTGCTGAGTGTCGATCCGGCCGTGACGACGAAGGCGTCGAGCGACTTCACGGGGCTTGCGGTTGTGGGCTGGGCGCCGCCAGCGCCGGGCAGCTTGAGCCGCGGGCGTTGCCGCGTTGAGTATGCCGTGCAGGTCAAGCTAGCGCCCGACGCGCTGCGCCTGGCCGTGCTCAAGATCGTCGAGCGCTTCGGCGTCGGCCTTGTGCTGGTCGAGACTAATCAGGGCGGCGAGCTTTGGCCGCGTATCTTGTGGGGCTTGCCGGTCAAGATAAAGCCTATCCACCAGAGCGTCAAGAAAGAGCTACGCGCCGCTGACGTACTCGACCATTACCAGCGCGGGCGGGTAGTTCACGCCGAAGGCTTGACCGAGCTCGAAGGCCAGCAAGTAGCTTTCCCTAACGCGCCGCACGACGACATGGTCGACGCGGTCGGCTCGGGCGTGGCGTATTTTCTCAACCGTAAGCGCGGCGCGGCGAAGACGGGGGCGGTAGGCTCTGCGCCTTACGCCTAGCGCTTGCGTCGTCGCTACTGACGCGGGGCGCTTTCGTGGGCTATCCTGGCGCTATGCAAGCACCGGAGACTCTAGCCCAAGCGCGCGGCGACCTCAAGCAAGCGCTAGCGATCATGCACGAGCGCCGGCCGCGCTACCTGGAGGCGCGCAACTACTACGCCGGCACGGCCGAAGAGCCTATGCTTTCGCCGACGTTGCGCGCGCTGATCGCTAAGAGCGGCGGCAAGCTGCGCCCGCCGAGCTTCGCGCATATCCCTATCGACTCGCTGGCGGATCGTATTGAGCTTGCGGGCGTATCGGCCGACGGCGCGGTCGGCGAGCGCCTGGCTGACATTCTAGACGGCCTTGACTTCGAGGCCGAGGCCGACGAGTGGGAGCTTCAGGCGTGCCTTTTCGGCGACTACTATGTCGTCGTCGACCCTATGGCGGTCGACGATCGCGGCGCGGCTACTGAGGCCGCGGTCGTGGGGCGCTCGCCGCTGACGGCCGTCGCGGTCTACTCGTCGCGCGACCCGCGCGTCGCTTTGTTTTTCGCGCAGGTTTATAGCGAGGGCGAAGGCCGCACGCGCCAGCATTACGCGATTCTCTACTACGATGACGAGACTTTGCTCTTAGCGACCGGGCCGGGCAAGGGCGGCAGCGACGGCGAGAGGGTCGCCGACTATAGCGAAGACCTAACTGACCAGTCAGAGCCCGACTCGTGGCGCTTGAGCAACGAGGCCGGCTCGCCGCTGATGGTGCATTATCGCGTCGGCGGGCGGCCGTACGGCACGCCGCAGCATATCAAGGCGTGGGCGGCTCAAGACGCGATAACGAAGATCTCGTCGGTTGACCTGGCGGCGACTGAGCTTCAGGGCTTCCCGTCGCGCTATGCGTTGCTTGACCCTATGGCCGAGAGCGACGACGACATCGACGCCGACTTCGGCGACGACGGGCCGGGCACCCAGGCGGGCGACCGTGACGGGCTGACCTCGGCGACGACCGGCTCGAGCAATCTGAAAGACTTACCGGGCACGACGAAGCTGCTGGCTGGCGTCAAGAGTGTTACGCAGCTTGCGGCGGTCGACTCGGGGCCTATGCTCGCGAAGCTCGAGTGGTGGGTGCGCAGCATGGCGACGAGTACCGGCGTGCCTTTCTTTGAGTTTGACGCCGCCGGCGTACAGCCGAGCGGCGAGTCGCGGCGGCGGGCGTCGGCGCGACTTATTAACCGGGCTAAGAAAGCGCAGCGCGCGCTCGGCGCGGCGCATGTTCGCCTGGTTGAGACGTTGCTTGCCGCTTTTGGGATTGACGCGGCGAGCGCCAGCGTGAGAGTCGCATGGTTGCCGGCTGAGGTTGCTAACGACGTCGAAGGCATGGCGCTAGTCAAGGCAAAGACGCGGGCGGGCGTGCCGCTGAGAGATGCGCTAGTTGAGGCGGGTTACTTGCCCGAGACGGTCGACGGCTGGCTGGAGATCGCGCCGCGTAGCCTTGACGAGGTCGAGGCTATCGCGGGCGCGCTGGCAGAGCTCGGAAAGGCGGCGACGCTGGGCGTCGTTAGCGGCGAAGAGTTGCGGGCGCTCCTGCCCGACGTTTTGACGGGGGCGGTCGGCGAGGGCTTGCCGATTGCCGAGCTTGAGCCGCTAGCGCCAGCGGCGCCTAGCCCGGCAGTCTAGCGCGTGAGCGCAGAGCGTGAGCTTGCCGCGCTTGAGGCGGCGCTGAAGTCGTCGGGCGATATTGGCGGCTGGCTTGCGGCGGCTGCGCGGTTGCGTGAGGTGTTGGCGCTAGCGCCTGACGAGGTGGCGCGGCTCGTGTTGAGCTTTGCGCCGCCGCTTATGAGGGTCGAGCTTGAGGCGGCGATCTTGCAAGCGTTTAGGCTAGGCGTCAATGATGCCCGGCGGATTACGTCGACGCCGAGCGGCGACGTCGCGGCGTTAGGCGCCCGGCCTAGCGAGGGGTTGCGGGCTAGCGTGCTTGCCGTTGACGAGGCGGCGGCGTCGGCGCTGAGTATTGCGCAGCGGCTAGCGCGGGCGGGCGCGTCGGCTGACATGATAGCGGCGCCCATTTTGGGTAGCGCTCGCAGCGTGGCGGCGTTGACAAGTAACACGGTCGTCGCGGGCGGGGCCGAGGGTGTCGAGGTGGTCGCTAGGGTGGCGCGGGTGCCGCTGCTATGGGTGGCTGAGACTAACGCTTGCGTGCATTGCTTGGCGCTTTCCGGCACGATTGCGCGGCCGGGCTCAAGTTTTGACGGGTCGGCGACGTATGGCGCTAGCCCGTTGCCGACTTTTGACGGGCCGGTTATGGCGCCGCCGCGTCATCCGAACTGTCGATGCACGCTTGAGCCGGCCGTCTCGCCAGAGTTTGCGGCGGCGCTTCGACGTGAAGCCGACCGCTCGGTGCTGCGCGGCTTTTCGCTTGAGTCTGAGTCGATGCGCGTGAGGGTTGACGCGGCCGAGCGGCTACTAGCGCGCGGCGTTGACGCGCCTAAGAGCGTGCGCGCCTTCGCTCGTGGCGCGGTGCGCAAAGGCGAGTTCCCGACCCGCGGCCGGCCTAGTGCGTAGACTATGGGGCAACGCTAGCCCCCGAGAAGAGAGACGTTAGACAATGAACCCAGAGACAACGGTCGACAATCGCCACACGCTCGCGCTGCCTTACTGGGCGCGGCCGGGCTTTTCCAGCATTGTGCAGCCTGACGACGGCGGCGGCAATGACGACGAAGAGCTTGACGACGACGACGACGAAGACCTCGAAGACGACGACCCCGACGCGGATAAGACTGAGGCCGAGCTGCGGGCTGAGCTTGCGGCGGCGCGTCGCGCGATCAAGGCCGCTAACGATTCAAGCGCGAGCAAGCGCGGCAAGCTGAAGGCGGCGCGCGCTCGCGTGGCTGCGCTTGAGGCGGCCGGCGTAGGCGGCAAGTCGAAGCCTGACGGCGACGACGACGGGGCGGTCGACCTTGACGCGGTGCGCGCTCAGGCGACACGCGCGGCGACTGCGACCGCTAACGGTCGCATTATCAAAGCCGAAGCTCGCGGGTCGCTCAAGGCGGCCGGCATTGACCCGAAGCGCGTCGAGCGAGCGGTCGGGCTCTTGAGCC